GTTGTTTTTGTTCTAATTCTTGTTGTTTTTGTTCTAATTCATCTTGCTTTTTCTGTAATTCTTGTTGTTCTCCTCTATATTGCGAGCTTAAGTCTTCTATGTATTTTTCTAGTTTTGGTTTTTCAAAATAATAGCGGGTTAATAAATCATTAAAATAATCAAATTCTGTTCCACTCTTATCATCTTTATCAAGAAAATGCGATAATTTTTTTGCTAATTCTAAAATATCACCTGAATGACAATCATATTTTCCATTACGATCATATTTTTTTCCTTTTGTCTGTATTATTTTTTCAATAGCATCTAAAGTTTCTTTTAATTCTCTTTGATGCTTAATTAACCAATGACTTTCTTTCTCGTCTTCTTTTTGCTTTTCTATGTCAATATCAATTTTTTTTATTATAGAAAAATAATATTTTCTGAGAATTGAAACAAAAAAAAGAGCTAAAATTATTTGTATTATTGTTGTAGTTGTCATGGTTCCACGCTTTGATTTTGGCGAGGTCTAGCGTGGAGGCTAAACCTCATATAAAATATAAATCCGCTCCACCAGATTTAAAAAGGATAGCATACTTCGTTTCTCGCAGTTGTATCTTATCGAACCGCTTGGCTTTTCGCTACCCAGCGATGAAGTCAGGGCAACCGAATTTAAAAAATAAAAACGTTGACTTCATCACAAGTAAGCGAAGAGGGGATATGAAACCCCCCTTTGCCAAAATATTAACTTTTAACTAAAAAATGATATGAAAAAAAATCATTCTTAAAATTTCTAAAAATTATTCTTTGTCAATTTATAAATCCAAGTCAATTTATAAATCCAAATCTATTTGTCAATATCTTTTTCATTTTCAATAATTGATGAAATACAATTGATTAAAATATTTAGCATTAAGCAAAAACAAATGAATATAAAAACCATAAATAGAATATGATTCGTAAATGCTAGAGCCGTACCAAATAATATTAGAATAAGTGTTAAATAAAGTTTTTCCATATTAATTTTCAAAGTTTGTTGATAAATGATAAGTGCAATTTTTACACTTCACTTTAAATTCGTTAATTTGATTTTGTGCGTGTTGAATCGCTACGGCATCGTAATCGATTTGACGGGCTAATTGTTCATTTTTATCGCTTAACTCTCTTAATCGCGTTTCTAATTCGATTTTATCGATATTATCAAGCGATTTACAATTAGCTTTATATTTTTGTAGATTAAAAATATAAAGTGCGAGAATTATCGCTAAAAGCACAACACCGAGTTTTATAAGTCTTTTGTTGTTGTTTGAGATTTTCATATTTTAATTATTTTAAGTTAATATTATCGCAAGTAACGTCAAAATTTTTCGTGCAAAATTTGTTATAATAATCTTGTTTTGTAAACTTCGGACTGTAGTATCTGTCAAAAACTGTAGCAAAAAACATAAAAGAAAGCATAACCATTCCAAAAATTAGAATAGTCCAGCTGTAAGAATCATTTTTAATCATTTTCACCTCCGAGTAGTTCATTTAATTTAAAACCAGATGCTTTTTCAAATTCGGCAACTGCTTTTTCTCTATAAGTTCTTTCGCCCCGCCAAAAAAAGATTGTATTTTCAGGAGCAAACATTTCTTGAGCTTGTTTTTGCCAAAAATTTCTATTATTTTCTAAAATTTTGCATTGAATATCCGAGAATGTTTTTTTTCTTTTCTTCCAAAAATCAAATTTAAGCTGTTTAGACATTTTCACCTCCAAGTAATTCGGGATTTTGATAAATATTGCCGATAACAATCATGTATTCAGCTCGTTTTTTATCAATTGGAATAAACTCAAAATATTCATTATTAATTCCCATGAAATTAAAATGGCCGAAACAACCCTCGTGAAAAACTATTTCTTTTTTTGTTTTTTCGTCAAATGTCCAGCAAACGATATCATTTTCAAAAATCTCTTTCCCGTTTTTATCGAGTAAGCCTGTGAATTGACTTAATGTAATGTTTTGCAATTCATTCCAAACGAGATTACCTTCTTCATAATTTTCAACGCCAGAGTAAAAATCCATTCTATAGAATTTACCATTAAGTCCAATCAAATATTCGTCATCTTCAATAAATGATTTACTATAATCATCCCAAGCTCTAAATTTAATTTCTCTAGACATTTTTCCCCCTTTTTGGAATTGATATTTTATTTTTTGTTAATATTTTTTTTATTTCTTTTAAAGTTATTTTAAAATCAATAAAGCTAACTTCATCGATTCGGGATTTAGTGCCACTAATTGTTCCGCGATCTTTAAAAGATTCTAAAACTTCTTGCTCAACTCTACGATATAAAGACGAGTCTTTTTTTACTTTTATAATCATAAATATTATTTTAAAATTTGGTTAATAAATGTATCGACTAGAACTGCGGTAAGTAAAAGCCAAAAGCCGTAAAAGTAAAATTTGTCTTCTTGTTGCTTGCGTCGGCGATTTTGTTTGTTTCTTTCGCTGATTATGTCCTTGTTTTTTTTGTAATAATTTTGATTTATTATTTTTTTATTTTGATTTTTCATATTTTTTAAGTTAAATTAATTATTATCTAAATCTTGCCATTTTTTATTAATATTGTTCCATTGCTTGTTGATCCATTTTTTACTTTTTTTATTTGCAAAAAACATTTCAAAAATTGTGATTAAAGACAAAATTATTACCCAAATAGTTTTTTTTATAAATTTCATATTTTTTAAAGTTAATTGTTAATATTCCAAACTTCAGCAATAACTGCGTGAAGCTTCTTAGAGTTGAATTCTAGTTTATGTTCAAATTCTGCTTTATATTGTTTTGATTCGTGCGATTGCTTGAATAAAAAGATTGCGATTAGCGCGATTGTTAAAAATATTTTATACATAAATTGCCTCTTTTTTAATTATTTTTTTAGTTTTAGCAAAAATCATATTACGAGTAATTTTGCCTTTTTTAATTTTAAACAAGACTCTAAAAACTAAAGAGTCAATATTTTCGTTTGGATAATCACGCTCGCAAGTATAAGAAGCTAATATTGTTTTAGCTTCATTTTTTGGATTTATAGCTTCGACTGTGTAGCGATAAAATAACGGTTTTTTTGTTTTTTTTGAAAAGAATTTTAACATATTATTTTAAATTAAGTTGTTCATATTGCGCGATAAAGATTTGTTCATTTACTTTGAAGAGTCTTGCTTCAGTAAATTTAAATTTTGATGAGCAACGAAAGCAAAGTTTGAAACGAATTTCATTAAGTCGCTCGAGTTTTGATTTTTTTAATTTTTTCATATTTTAAAGATTTGAGTTAATATTTACTAATTAGCAATATTAGCAATCAAAGAGTCGTGCTTGATGAAGCCGTTACCGCCGATTATTCTTTGTTCACCATTTGCTAAAATTCTTGTGTCAAAAATTTCCGAAATTGTTTGATCAAAATATTCAAATGTGATTTTTACTTTTTGAAAAGCAACGGCATTTTCTTCTTTTTGATATTCCGAAGGAATTTGAATTAAAAAACTTTTTTCTATTTTCATATTTTAAAGATTTAAGTTAATATTAATTTTTAATTTTATGCAATATATTCATCAATAATATCTAGAGCTTCACCAAGCCCTAAATTTTCTGAACGCATTTCTATATTACAAGTTGTCGAAGTAATTGATGCGGTTATTGTTGCATTCATTGAAGTGTAGAAGATATAATAATTATTAAGCTTTGAAGCTTCTTCTTTTGTGATGTCGAAAAAATTATTTTCAATTCTTTTTGCGTAATTTATAGTTTTCATATTTTTTTTATTAAGTTAATATTTGAAATAAATTTAATTTATTTTGTTAGACACATTATGAATCATTAAATTATTAATGTCAAGCACTTAATTAAATTATCTTAATGATTGTTCAAAATGAGACAAGGCTAGAGAGACAAGGGCTCGCGGGAATATTAAAAGATAATGATAAAAAAAAGATTAAAAATAATTTGTGAATAAAATGTTTTAGAATGTGATTAAATTAGTAAATTATTAGGAGTTAATAAGAGATATATAATATAATAAGTTGACAAAGTGGAATCATGTGATAGGATACAAAAAAACAAAAACAAAATAAATAAACTAAACAAAAAATAGTTTAGTTAAACAAAACAAAAAATAAAAAGCTCTTTCTTAATTGTTTGTGATATTTCTTTTTTTTGCTTACTTTTTTTCTTTAAATTTTAGCAAAATTAGCATTTGCTAGCATTAGCTATAAATTAAGTTTACATAATCTATTAAAAGAAATCTATTGACAAAATAAGTTTACATAATTAATTTAGAAATAATTGTGAGATAAGATTTATTATTGATTAGATTAGATTGATTCTAATAAAAATTAATTGATTATGATTAAAAGTTTTATCTTACTCTAAATATCACACGCGCGCGTTAACTAATTTGTAAAAAAATGCATGATTTAAAAGAAATAAAAAAAAAAGAATTATCTAAAGCTGATTCATTTACATTATTATCTAATAATCTAGAATATGTGCTAAATCAAATTAGTAAAAATGTATCTTATGCTACACTCGCTAAAGAGTTTAATATTAATGTAGCTAATTTATGCTTCTTTCTTAATCAAGATGAGATACGCGAAAAAAAAGAAGTCGCTTTACAAATAGCATCCTACAAAATAATCGACGAAGCTAAACAATATCTTGAATCTATTGACGCTGATGATACTAATGCAAGTGTTCGCAAGAAGTGCGAGCTATCACAATTTGCAACATATATTGCTAAAGTAAAGAATCGCAAAGAATTTGATTTAAATTATAAATCTAACGACTTAGAACGAGTTGAACCCGTTGCGTTTAATATAACTTTAACTAATAAATAATCTTGGAAGTCTCACTTCACAAACGCCAATCTGACTGCTTCACATCTACAGCCACAGAGATTCTCTACGGTGGAGCGGCTGGAGGGGGTAAGTCTCACTGTATGAGAATTATTGCTATATTCTATGCTTTAAGTGTCTCAAATATTCAAATATATTTGTTTCGTCGATTGTCTGAAGATCTTAAAAAGAATCATTTGGACGGCTCAAGCGGGTTTACAAGTCTATTAAGTGAATATATTGATTCTGGTTTTTGTCGAATAAATGCAAGCACAGCACAAATTATATTCAAAAACGGGTCTAAAATTAATTTATGCCATTGCCAATACGATAAAGACGTGCTTAAGTATCAAGGTGTTGAAATTAACTTGCTCCTGATTGATGAACTTACACATTTTAGCGAATATATATATAAATTCTTAAGGTCTAGGGTAAGACTGGGTGGCTTAACAATTCCCGGCAATCTTAAACAATCATTGCCAAAAATCATTTGCTCTAGTAATCCCGGGGGGGTTGGTCACGAATTTGTTAAGTCCTACTTTATTGAAAATAAAGAGTCGATGAAGCTTTACAGAATGCCAAAAGAAGAAGGTGGAATGCTTAGGCAATTCATACCTGCCAAGCTTTCAGACAATCCGACAATGACTGAAAATGATCCACTTTACGCCGAGAAACTTCTAGGACTTGGTGGAGCGTTAGCTAAAGCAATGTTAGAAGGTGATTGGGACGCTATTGAAGGGGCTTATTTCGATACATTTGACGCTTCAAAACATGTCTTAGATTATGTAAATATCCCGCATGATTGGTTTAAAATCCGTGCTTTTGACTGGGGTTATTCTAAACCTTTTTGTGTTCTTTGGGGTGCTGTGTCCGACGGCTCACTTGTTGATTGTGGAGGAATTAAACGAAGCTTTCCAAGAGGTGCAATTATTATTTATCGTGAATTCTACGGTTGCACGGGTAAAGCTAACGAAGGCTTAAAGATGGGAAGTGCCGAAATCGCTAAAACTATAAAAGAATTACAAATGGGCGAAAAAATGGACGAGATGAGAGCCGACCCCGCGATATTCGATGTTTCATCTGGCCAATCAATAGCTAATCAGTTTGAAGCTCAAAATATAGGTTGGCTACCAGCTGACAATAAAAGGGTTGCTGGTTGGCAACAAATAAGAGCAAGATTATCTGACAATGAAGATGGAAAGCCTTTATTATACATTACTAAGAATTGCCGTAATTTACTTAGAACATTGCCGTTGATGCAATATGATAAAAGTAAGCCAGAAGATTTAAATACTGAGATGGAAGATCATGCCGTTGATACTTTAAGATATTTATGTATGACAAGACCCGTTGTCGTGGAGATTAAAAAGCAAATGACAATGAAGGAATCAATGGATTATCAACTCCAAGTGCAAAGATTAATTGATGATATAAAGAAAGAAAATTTACTATTGACAAAGAAAAATAAATAAATATTATAAAAAAATATGAACATGAATCAAATCGAAACACAAGACGAATTAACTACAGCGAA